GGCAATGGTTGGCGCTGCGCCTTCTCCAGAGTTGTTGGTTACGGTTACGCCGGTACCAGCAACTAGTGATTCAACGTATGAACCAACCGTGTCGGTTGATAGGTTGACTGCATCGTTAATCCATGCAGTTCCATTCCATCGAAGGAAGTCGCCGTTCGCGGCACTTGTAATGGTTACATCTGAGAGAGCATCAAGCGAAGCAGCAGAAAGGTTCGCATTTGCATAAGACAAACTTGTCCAAGCTGTTGAACCATTGCCTATCTTGAATTTAGCAGTATCGGTTTCGTAGCCGATTTCGCCAGAGAAAAGGGTTGGGTTGGCAGCAGTCCATGCAGCAGCGGTAGAACGCTTTAATTGAATCTTAACGCTCATTACAGAGTTCCTCCATCATATACTGCCTCAATCATGTTGGTAAGTTCGGCTTCGTAAATCTCATCAAAAGATGTTCCGCCGTCAATGTCAAGCAAGGCAACACTGTTGTCCTGATTAACCCATGCTGAGCCATTATAAACCAATATCTGACCAGCAGTAGGAGAGGATAGTGAAACATCACCAATTTCATCCAGCGAGTTAACGCTTGTGATGCCGACCGGAACCCAGTTGGAGTTGTAATAAACAAATGTTTGACTTGTGTCAGACTCAAACCAAAGGTCGCCTTGTTCTGCACCCGCTGGGGCTGTGTCTGAAACGATTAATGATGCATTGGAAACCGAAGCTGATACAAACTTCGTTCCATTAAATACAAGTGCATCACCAATGGCTGCACCAGCGGTGTCAATCTGTACGCCAGCGACAAAAAGCCCAGCAGATTTAAAGGTGTCGTCTGTCTTTAGGACATTCGCATCATCCCTGTAAAGGTTTGTGTCAGCAACGGCTTCACCAGAGCCCCAAACAATACGACCACCAGCTTGTATTTGGATTCTTGAGTAGGTGTCTTGGTCTACATAGATGGTAAACGCATCAGAGCCAGCAGAAGCAAGTTGGCGAACGGTAATGGGAACTATGAATTTTTGAGCCACGACCTCAATCGTTTCTGTTAGTTCGAGTAGCCCCTCAAGGCTAATCTATTTTAAAATTTAGCCCGTTACGACGATTCTGTAATCACCTGCACTGATTGCGCCGTACAGAGTGACCGAAACACTGTCGGCTGTTCCACGGATGACATCACCAATGACTGTTGCTCCGCTAGAGACTTCAATAATCTGTACGATTACATCAAGTGTGTTGAATAAATGGGTTACAGTGGTTGTCGAAGTTCCAGACGAACTCGCTGCACAGCTCTGACTGGCAACACGGGCAAGCACTGATGTGTTTGTTGTGGCCGTACCAGCAGTCGTCTTGATACCAAGGTTTGTGCGAGCATCCGCAGCGGTTTCACCACCAGTACCACCAGCAGTTACCGCTACCGTTGTAGCGTCCCATGTACCAGTCGTAATTGTGCCAAGTGTCGTGATTGTGCTCTGACCAACATAGGTTGATGCGATATCTACTGCATCTCCAGTGATTTCGGTTCTACCAGCAACTACGTTGACATTGATTGTGTTTCCACTCTGGGAAATACCATCGCCAGCAGTGAATGAACCAGCGCCAGAGAACTGTGTCCAAGCAATCGACGATGAGCCAACAGTGATAGTTCCGTTTGTTGATACAACAAAACCCTTATCGGAGTTGGTAGTACCTTCTTCGACAAAGGTGAATGTTCCTGGCTTTAGTTCTCCAGTATCAGCAGTGCCGTTTGCATCCGATGAACGAGAAGCAGCACCAGAAGTAACAGCAACGTAGATACCGTTCTCCGTAGCAGTACCCTGCTCTTTCACGAGAACACGGTCACCAGCAACAAGTGTTACACCATCAATTACATCGCCAGCCTCAAGGTCTGTTGAAAGGTTAATTGCGGCGGTAGTTGCAACCCTTACGGATTGCTTGACATCAAGACCTTGACGGGCGGCATCTACATAGCCCTTTGTGGCAATGTGTGCGGCATCTGTTGGGGTTGCAACCTTTGCGTTTCCTGAGCCATCTCGCTTGACAAGTTTGCTTGCAGTCGCATCCGAGGTTGCATCTGTGAGCATCTGCCACATTGCGGCTGGCAATAGACCAGCACTATCGGTATCAGCAACAGCGAGGGTAAGAGTGATTGTGCCGTTTGATTCAGAAACTGTAAGGGCCTCAGCGATACCAGCACCACCACCAGAGACAAAGGTGTGGGGGATTGAAACAAACGCAGAACCCGTGTACACCTTGATGGTGTCGGTCGCAGTGTTGTAGATGAGACGACCTTCAAAGTTGCCGGACGCTGGGTCGGTGGCCAACTTCTCAAAGGTGGCATTAAGAAGTTGATTCTGATTGAGGTCTAGATTTGTGAGAAATTTTTGTGCCATTAAGAATCCTTACGTGAGATAGGCTTTGCCCGAAAACGCTGCCGAAAAAGTCACCTGTACCTGTGAGTTGCTTAAATATTGTACTTCACCAAAGACATGCGTATCAGCAGAATCAACTATAGTTACTGATGGTCTGCCTCCAAGTTGGTGCGTAATCGTCCATGTCGTCGATGCCTGCCCCTGCGAGTGGACATGTCTTGTTGTTGGGGTTAGTGCCCCAGTTCCACCACCAAGTCTGATTACGACTTGATTTGGTGCATCTTGGTTGACTATTACCTGATTCGGTGTGTCCTCGTGAATGTTTACAATATTTGGAACATTGCTCATCTAGTCACCTCTGGGATGAGGGTAAAAGTCCCCTTCAGAACGCGAGACACAAATCCCACAGCATCAATGATTTCTAAGTCATAGACACCGCTTTGACTGATAGACGCGGTGACGCTCGCGCTCATGAACATCTCAATCTGGTTCTCGTAAATTCCAGGTATTACGGTTAATCCACCATTTTCTGAGGTCAAATAGACCAAGTAGTTTGGGTTGTCTACCGTCCTGCGAACCTGCATTCTGGCTGTATATCCAGACAGGTTGTAGTCAATATAGGTGCTACCGGTTGGGTCGTTGACAAGGTCTGGCTGCTCAATCTCAATGAGCCGAGAAAAGGTGGTTCCCTGTTCGCAGGTTAAGTTGTACGTGCCAGCAATCATGAACAGCCTCTCCCAATCAAGTGCCTAAAAGATTGTAGATTAGGAATAGCGTCTAAATAAGCAGGTTTTAAATCAAACGACCGAAGCAGAGCCTTTATTTGGACCGACTTTCTTAAGACCCATTGCCATTGCAATTGACAGGGCAACTGCTGAAGCAGCAATCTTGAAATTGTCCATATCGGCGAGAGCGTCTGGATTCGCACCCATGGCGACCCATGCACCCAAATAGGCTTGGATAAATGTTCTGGCAGCACGTTCAACTGTATCTTTTAAGAAGTTGGTAGTCATTTTGCCTCCTTGATTGGCTATGAATATTTTACCATAGTGCTAACATTTGAGGACTCTATGAGAAAAAAACAGAAACCAACACTTGGCTACCTAACTGGCGACTGGGCGTGGGGAACCGAACCGTTGCAGCCCAATGGCTGTGCTTGGTACCGATGCAAACTACCAGCCGACCAACTTGCAAAAAGAGGCTGGGTGACAGCACTTGGTCTTCCCGGATTCAATCCCCAGAGTGGGTTTGGGATGGTTATTGATAACGGTCGGGCACTGCATGGTTGGGACATCATCGTTTTCAAGCTACTGATGAAAAGGGAAATTCTTGAGTACCTACCAAAAGCACTAGAGATGGGTCAGAAGATTGTTGTCGATGTTGATGACTGGTTTGAGGGTTTATCCCCAACAAACAGGGCATATGAAGCAACTGACCCCAAAGTCAACCCTGATGAAAACCGTGAAATATATGCAGAAATTATTCAAAATGCAACTGCAGTAATTACATCAAGTCCTTTTCTTTATGATTTCTATAAAGCAAAAAGAGACAATGTCTACCTAGTGCGAAATGGAATTGACACCGAGAGATGGGAAAAAAGAATCCCACGGATGAATCACAGGTTGAGACTTGGTTGGGTTGGGGCAACGCCATGGCGTTCCGGCGACCTTGAAACTCTCTCTCCATGGATTGGGGAATATCTACTGAGTAGGAAGATGTATTTTCACCACTCAGGGCATACCGAAAATGGGGCACCAAGGGCATGTGACCAAATGGGAATCCACCAAAATATTTCTCGCACTCAACCACTCGTGCCAATTAATATATACCCAAAGTTGTTTAAGGAGATTGATATTGGAATTGTTCCCCTAACCAACATTCCTTTCAATCATGCAAAATCCTTTATCAAAGGTCTTGAATATGCGGCTGCTGGAGTTCCTTTCGTTGCATCGTATTCTCCAGAGTACCAATACTTGGCGGACAATGGAATTGGGAGAATTGCAAACAATCAAGAAGAGTGGATTTATCACCTTGACCAACTAAGGGATGCTCAGACAAGACGTGACGAGATTGGGCATAACTACGAGATGCTAAAGAACTTCTCGATGGATGCCAGAGCCGACGACTGGGAAGCAGTAATGACCGAAATACGAGAAAAATTGTAGATATATATGATAGGAATTGGGATAACAACAAGAAATAGGCCGGAGTGTCTAGCGGCGTGTCTTGGACACTTCAAAGAATTCGGTTACGGCGACAAGATTGTTGTAATAGATGACAATAGCGAATTACGACAAGTCAATAAAATTGTTGCTGAATCATTTGGGATTAACGTTATATATAAATTTAGCAATTCACGCCTTGGTATAGCAAAAGCAAAAAATGCGTGTCTATGGGAATTACGTGATTGCGAACATGTATTCCTGTTTGATGATGATGCTTGGCCTCAGCGTCATAACTGGGCCGAAACATGGATAAAAATAAATGAGGCAAACGATATTGGACATTCGATGTTTAACGTCACTAGTGATGCCGAACTAGAATTGAATCCAGCATTCAGGGCGGTTGTTAGACCGATTGTGGAGATTGACGCCAATGGAATGAAGATGGTTGCATTTTCTAACTGTTTTGGCGTAATGCTCTACTTTAATAGAAAGTGTCTAGATGCCTTGGGTGGATTCGTGAGTGATGCTCCCCACCTGTACGGCTATGAGCATGCTCATATTAGCGAGAGAGCAGGTAGCGCAGGATTCACACAGGGTCACAAGTACCTTACGCCATCAATCGCAAGTGAACTAATTTACAGTATTGACATTAGTTACTGCATGTTGAAAATTCACCCATATTTTGATGTTCACTGGATAGACAAATTCCGCTCATCAGTAACATTGCAAGAGTCATCTCAA